AGAAAAAAGTAAAAGATGTTCTTAATAGAGTTAAACAGAAAAAAGAAATTAAAGTTGGTGGTAAGACTAAAGTTGATATTGATCCAGATATGGATATAGGTCAATTTTCAGGCGGAAATAAAACTCCTACTTCTAACTTAGGATAGTCTATGAAAGATTATCGAATTCTTTATCGAGAGGCAAAAGGAGATTTGCCTCGTATCTACTGTGATATGGATGGAGTCTTGGCTGACTTTATGGTTGCTGCTAAAATGGCAACAGGTACGACATTCACCCAAGATGAGACTGATAAACATTGGAAGAAGATAAGAAATACTAAAAACTTTTGGTCAAATATGCCATGGATGAGAGATGGAAAACAACTTTGGAATTATATTAAAAAATATAATCCACATATCTTATCTGCATACACGATTGAAGATCCTAATTGTAAACCAGGTAAAAATGCATGGTTAAGAAAAAATCTAGGGTACACGCAAAATTTTATGATAAATTTAGTGAGGCGTAGAGAAAAGAAGAACTTTGCCATGAAAAGTAGTGATGATAAAAGACAACCTGCAATCTTAATTGATGACTATCCTAAAAATGTCGATCAATTTAAAGCCGCTGGGGGCATTGGTATACTACATACTTCTGCTTCAAACACTATTTCCCAGCTGAAGAGATTAGGATTTTGATAAATAGTAGTGTTATATAACAAACGAAATACAACTTATTAATAAGGAGAGATTAAAATGGCAATATGGGGAAAAACGAGTGGAGCTGAAAGTAGACCTAAGAATCTACCTATGGATTCCAACTCTGGTTATTCCCGAGAGTTTGTAACTGCAAATAAAAAAGGTTGGGTTTTTCAACCTGGTGTAGCAAGTGCTGCAACTGGTAATGATAATACAAGTGCAGACCCAGAAATTTTAATAGCAATTAGAAATTTATCGGTAACATTCAAATCTGGAAACTTAATGTCAATTGATTGGACAGACGGCGCTTACGCTGATGCTGCAGATTTTGATTTAGTTCTAACATTTGATGAAGCAATTACGGTTACAAGTGCAACTGCAACTGCAAACCAAACTATAACAAACAAAGTATTCATTCTATTAGATGAATTAGGCGGAACTGATATGGTATCAAATGCTACTGTAGCATGTCAATACATATCAGGTACAGGTACAAACACAGTAACATTCAGAGGCAGAAGAGCATCTACTGATGCAGGTTATCTTGGATTTGCTGACAACTTTATTCATGTAAATGGTACTGCTACAATGCAATCAGATAGTGAAACATTCTCTGGTGTATTATCAGAAACAGATGGCGGACAATCAGACGATAGTATCGTTTTAGATGCTTCTAGTGGTGCTTCAGCTACAGTTGCTGGTGCAATTGCAGATACAGTTACATTAGTTGTAGATGGTGTGAGCGGAACAATCGCTGTAAACCAAGTAGTAACAGTAAACGGTGCTGGTTCAGCTCCTGCTGCTTCAATTACTTCTACTAATGGTATTAATTCTACTGACACAAGTGGTAGTACAGATAACACAATTACGGTTTCTGCTGTGTCTGGAACAACAATAACATTATCAGAAGAAGTTTCAATTGCAGACAATATTAACTTATTGTTTTCTGCTGACGCTGGCGAAGGTATGGAACAGAACTCAATTTCAATGTCATTAGAAGGCGCTGATGGCGCAACTAGTGTTGTTGGAGAATCTGCTTACAGAACAGGTTTTGGTGTTGATACTATAGTAGGAAGAGTAGGATTACTAGAAGATAGTGACCAATTCGTAATTCTTGAAGGTAGTACTGGCGAAAAGTTTGGTGCAGAGGAATTCACAACTGATGTTGCTGGATTAGTACTAGATGAAACTAAAACTGCTGGATCTGCTTCAGGAGAAGCTTTCATACTTAAAGGTGTTACAACTTTATAAGTATTATAAATAATTTGTAGAGGGGAATTACTCCCCTTTACACTTGATCCCTTACGAGATAACTTCAATGTATGGGCTAACATTCCCCGAATACATAAGGGGTAACATAAATGGAGAATAAAAAATGGCTGATAAAAAAATCACCGCTTTAACTTCACTAGGAACAGCAACTGCAAGAGAAGATTTACTTCATGTTGTTGATGATCCAAGTGGAACACCGATTAACAAAAAAGTAACAATTGCTGAAATGGTTAACGCTTTAGCTGCACCACTTACTTTGAATGACGCTTCGGCACAAACATTAACAGCTGCTGCTTCTGGTGGTAGAGTTAATGCAATACCTCTTGTATCACAAGATTCAACTTATACATTACCTGTACCATCTGCTGGATTAACTTTAAAGTTTATCTCTTTGGCTACTGCTGCAGACGCTGAGGCAGTTATAATTAAAACTGGTGCTGATTCTAAGTTCTTTAAAGGAGCTTTAGTACATCACGATACAAATCAAACAGCTCAAACAACTTCAGTTGTATTTGCTGATGGTGATTCAAATAGTAAAATTACTATAGATTTACCAGAAGCATTTGAAATCAACTTAGTTGGGACATCTGCTACTGTGTATTTCCTTTCTGGATATACTGCAAGTGCAACAATCGTAGCAATTGCTAATAATTAGTAACTAATAGGAGAATAAAAAATGGCTGATAAAAAAATCACGGCATTAACTTCATTAGGTACAGCAACTGCAAGAGAAGATTTATTGCACATCATTGATGATCCTTCTGGAACGCCAATTAATAAAAAAGTAACTATCGCTGAATTTGTAAATGCATTAGCAGCGCCACTTACTTTAACTGACGCTACAACGCAAACATTAACAGCTGCCGCTTCTGGTGGTAGAGTTAATGCTATGCCAGACTTAACAGCGAACTCTGTACATACATTACCTGTACCATCTGCTGGATTAACTTTAAAGTTTATCTACATTGGTGCGGCTGCTGATGCTGAGACTCATGTTTTGAAAACTGGTGCTGACTCTAAGTTCTTTAAAGGATCTTTAGTACATCACGATACAAATCAAACAGCTCAAACATCTGCTGTTGTTTTTAGTGATGGTGATTCAAATAGTAAAATAACTATGGCAATACCTCAAGCATATGAAATTAATATGGTTGGAACTTCTGCTACTGTTTATTTCCTATCTGGATATGTTGCTGGTAATACACCAGTAGCAATTGCTAACAACTAGAATTTAGATAGATAAATACTTACATGGGAGGGGTTTCGACCCCTCCTTTAACATAATGGAGATTATATAATGACTATATCAAAAGACGAATTACAAGCAAGAAAAACTGAATTAACTACTAACGCTGAAACAATACAAGCAGATATAGTTAAAAGTGAGAATCAAACTAAAACATTGAGGAACAATCTTAATGCTATGGTGGGTGCCCTTCAACAAGTAGATATGTTTTTAAAACAAATCGAAGAAAAAGGAGAGCCAATGCCACCTGAAAAGCAACAAGCATTAGATTTGGCAACCTCATAGGGAGATATTAATGGATAAAAAATTAACAAAAGAAGAATTAAATGGGTTATCTTCAAGAGCAAGAAAATCACATGAAGAAGCTTCTGGTATGATTCACGAAACTTTAACTATTAATCCTAACGCAGAAGTTAATGTTAAGGAAGAAATAAAAAAGGAAAAGAAAAATGAAAAGCTTTAAACAATTTGACTTAAATGAAGATGGTCAATATACAAATCAGTTTTCTCACCAATCAGTAGAAGATGATAATACGGCTATCTTTGATATGGCGAACCCAGAATCTTTACAAAAAGTAAATGCTTTTGCAGGTGCTATTGCTGAACAAGAATACTTACAACCAGGTGCTGCTATGCATCAGTTAGCTATGAAATTAGCAACGATTGGTTTAAATTACACACTACCTAAAGTTGAAGGCAACAATGGTAAAAGTGTTGTAGAAGTATCTCAGTTTGGTGGAAGATATGGTAAGACTACTGATAATTCTAATGGACCTATGTCTAAAGGAACTGAAATAGAAAATGGCGATGGTATTTCTCACAAAAAAGATGGTGGATTAAAACTAGAATTTACATGGGAAAAACAATCAAACAATACTTACAAGGTTTTTGCGAATTTAATATAATACGATAACTGATTGGTGATATATAATGGTTGATTTCTCAACATTGACACCAGAGAATATTAATATGTTTGCTACGAAACATTATGATAGTATCTCTTGTGTTGACGAACAAGAATTTTTAGATGATATGAAAAGATTTAAATACCTGAAAAGGTTATTTAGAAAATATGATACATCTAAAGACTTAAAAATACGTTTGATTATAAATCATATAATCATTCTTGCTAATATGTTTGGCGTTGACGCCGCAACATCATTATTATTTTTTAAGATAGAAAGAGAACATTGGTCAATACTAAAATCATTTCTAGTATTTCTACATTATATGCCAGAAAATGATTTAGTAGATATAACAATCAATCACGAAGTTATGGGAAAATTAGGACAAATTTAATGGGTAGAGCAATTGATGCTTTAATAGCATTCAGATTATTAAAATTATTAACTACTAGATTCAATAAAACCGATGCTTATAAACTTGGTATTATTGATGAAAAGGGTAAAGTTTTAATTAGAGCAAGAGATTTTATGAAATCTTTTTCTGATAGCACGAAAAGAATGAAAGCAAGAAAAGCATACACAATGCTTATTCGTTTTGTTTTTAATCTCAAAAGATTATTACGAAAGGTAGGTATTCGTGGTCCTATAGGTTCAGCAACAGCGGCCGCAATCGCATTTTTCAAAGAAGAATATGGAGAAAATCCTGAAGTAGAAAGAGAAGTTTACAAACACTTGAAAGAACAAGGGTTTGAATTTGATATTTCTGAGAACTATGGTGAGCCATTATCTGAAGGAACATACAAAGTTAAACATGACATATATAATCTAGAAGGTGATATAGTCATAAATATAGATGAACAAGTTGATTTTAAGACGACCACAGACACTATACTAGGGTATGATGTATTCAAGTACAAAGATGTTTATTTAACAACAGAGGATTTATATGCCAATTAAAGAAGATGCCCCAGCAAATGCTACTGGTACTAATGTTGCAGGTACAGGAGATGATTCATCAACAGTAGTTGTTAAAAAGAAAAAGAAACTACAAGATAAACTAATGAAAAGACTAGGAATTAAAGAAACACTTGATAGACTTGTTCCTGATTTAGAATATACTGTAGATGAAATCACACAAAGAAAAAATCAATTAAAAGAACTTGCTTTAAAATCAGAAGGTGCTGCTGTACCTAAAGATAAAGAAACAAAACAACCTAAAAAATATGTGTCAGGATTATCTGGTAAAGATAAGAAGGCACACGATAAACACTTAGAGAAACAAAATAAAAAATCTGATAGTGATAAATCAGCATATAAACAATCACCTGCTGATAAAAAAGCAAAGACTAAACCATCTGTACATACTAAAAAATTCAAACAGATGTACGGTGAAGATTATCTAAATGAAAAAATTAAAGGCCTAGAAAATAAAGCAGAGAAATCAGGTATGCCTTATTCAATACTAAAGAAAGTATATGATAGAGGTATGGCTGCATGGAAAGGTGGTCATAGACCTGGTACTACTCCACAACAATGGGCGTTTGCGAGAGTTAATTCTTTCACAACTAAGAGTTCTGGTACATGGGGTAAGGCAGATAGTGACCTTGCTAAACAAGTAAGAGGACAATAGTGATTAAATCATACAAATCATTTGTTAAAGAGTATGCTATGGGACTTCAAGTTCCTGCTACTAGTTATTTAAAACCTATTGCTAGTTTAAGTCCGTTAAGAAAAAAAGAAAATGTGAAAGTGAGAGAAAAATGGATGAAAGAATTAAAGAAGAAAAAGTAGATTTTATAGGAACCTATCACCCTTTTCCAAAAGAAGCGCCCAAGTATTGGCGTATGTTAAGGATGAAACAATTAAGACAAGAAGTTTTATTAAAAAGAAAACAAAAGGAGAAATCAATGAGTACTTGGATTAGAGATAGAATTAAAGAGATTTCAACATGGTCAGGTGTAAGTTTAGTTGTAGTAGGTCTATTATGGATATTTGCAGCTAGTTTATTCAATTGGGTTGCTTATTTAGCAATTGCTTGGGGTGTTTACTCTATTATTAAAAAACAAGGTTAGTAAAATGAATCGTGATTTGAACAACAAGTTTTCTTGGAAGACTGCTACATTTATGGCTAAATTAAGTTATCATGCTTATGATGGTCTAGATGAATTTAAAAAAGTCTTTAAGAAAGATTGGGATATAAAATTTTTTGATTGGGGTGGTACTGAATGTTTTATATTAAGTTGCCCTAAGAATTATATTGTATCTTTTAGAGGTACACAAGCTACATCTTGGGAAGACATTAAAGCAGATATCAATGTTCACAAATCTAAAAGAGAATATCAACCAAACAATTCTGGTACAGGATCATTTGGTAAAGTACACTCTGGATTTAGACACGCTTTAAATGATATTTGGGATAGTTTATTAGAAGATTATACTAGAAATGGTAAAGGTAAACAGTTGTTAGTTACAGGACATAGTTTAGGCGGTGCCCTAGCAACATTATACACAGACAGAATAAACGACCCTAAGTCCGTTTGTTATACTTTTGGTTCGCCAAGAGTAGGTAATAAAGACTTAATAAGTAATATGAGATTTACTTGTTATAGATTTAGGAACAATAATGATATAGTAACAAGAGTCCCCTTTGAATTGTTGGGATTCTCTCATAAAGGAGAACTTAAATACTTTAATTGTGATGGGATAATTAGACACGGCTTTAGTCGTTGGTATTTATTCTCACAATGGATTAAAGGAACTTATAGAACTTTAATGAGAGATAAGACATGGGATGCCTTTGCGGATCACTCTATAGGTGAATACTATAACTTATGTAAACAGCAGTTAATAGAAGAAAATTTAGATGTTTAAGATTAAAATAATATTAATGTTATTAGTATTAGCGGCAAGTGCTGGAGGATATGCTTATGTTCAAAAGTTACAGAAAGATAATGCTATTCTTAAAATCAATCAATCAAAACTAGAAACTGCTGTTACTGAAGGTAACCAAGTTATTGAACAACAAACAAATGATTTAAAAAAGATACGAAGTACTTTATCTAATCTTGAAGAAGAAAAGAAAAAGTTACAAAAAGATAGAGATAGTCTATCAAAGAAATTAGGCAAACATGACATTGGGGAACTTGCAGAAAAGAAACCAGGTCTAGTTGAAAAGATTATAAACAAAGCAAGTGATAGTGCCGCAAGATGTATGGAAATAGCATCTGGCAGTCCACTAACTAAGGAGGAATTAAATGGTACGCCAAATAGGGAATGTCCTAGTTTCTGGCCTAGTAGTACTACTACTGACTAACTGTGCTGCTGGCGTAAAAGAAATTACTAATTATAAAATTGAAAAGAAAAGAGAACCTTTAGCAATAGAGGATCCTGATCCTTTGAAGTTGCAAGATATTGATTGGGTTATTATCACAAAAGATAATGCAGATGAAGTATTTGAAAAGATTAAAGCAGGTGGTGGTGAGTATTCATTGTTTGCACTAACAGATAAAGGTTATGAAAAATTATCATTAAACTTTGCTGATATCAGAAACAAACTATCAGAACAGAGGCAGATTATATTATCTTATAAAGACTATTACGAATCAGAATAGATAAATATATGTATGCCAGATATAGAAAATCTTAAAACAGAAATAGCATTACTTAAAAAAGACGCCAAGACAGGTGAACTTATACATCAACGATTAGAAGTAGCAATAGAAAAACTATCTGATATCGGTGTTAGTTGTAAGCAAATGCTTTCTCAACAACAAACAAGATTAGAACGAGCTGAGCAAACAGATGATGATATCTTTATCACATTAGAGTCCCGAAGAAAAGAATGGGATAAGGACCTCAAAGAACTACACTCCAGAATAACTACCAATAGTAGAGAATTAAGAGAACATCAGGTACAATCTGAAAATAAAATGCTTGATGAGCTTCGTGCTATGAGAACTCAACTATCCGAAAGAGTAGGTGTACTAGAGAAATGGAGATGGATCATTATTGGTGGTTCTATTATTGTTGGATTAATGATGTCAAACCCAGATAATATGATATTTGATTTCTTTGGATAATCGCTTGACTTTATGACGATTTTTTGTTATAATATAAAGTATGTCGTATATTGATACAAAGTTTCTTAATCTCCTGTCAACAAGACTTCCCAAATTTAAAAGAAAATCAGAAAATCTATTTAACTTCAGATGCCCACATTGTGGTGATTCTAAAAAATCATCATCAAAGGCAAGGGGTTTTGTTTACCGAAAAAAAAATGATATGTTTTTTAAATGTCATAACTGTGGCGTTGGTCAGACACTTGGTAATCTTATTAAGTTTCTTGATCCTACTATGTACAAAGAGTATGTCTTTGAAAGATTTAAAGATGGTAAAGTTGAATCAGAAAAACCTGAATTTGATTTCACACCATCAAAGATTTTAAAATCTAAAACTGCTAATGAAAAACAATTAGATAGTTTAAAAAGATTTGACCAATTAGTTACTACACACCCAGCAAAGAAGTTTGTTTTTGATAGATTGATTCCTAAAGAACATTGGGATAAGTTTTTCTTCTGTTCTAAATTTTTTGAATGGACTAACAGTATCGTTCCTAATAAGTTTCCTTCTTTACAAAAAGACCACCCAAGAGTTGTAATACCTTTCTATGATAGAGCAGGTAAGTTTTTTGCATTTCAAGGCCGTGCATTTGGTAAAGAACAACCTAAGTATATTACAATTAAGTTTGATGAAACAAAACAAAAGATTTATGGTATTGATAGAATTGATTTAAATAAACCTGTGATGATTACAGAAGGTCCTATTGATAGTTTATTTTTAGACAATGCAATTGCTCTTGCAGGTGCTGATGCTGTTGTAAATATACAACATACACAATGTACAATGATTTTTGATAACGAACCACGTAACGAACATATAGTGAACAGAATGAAAACGGCTGTTGATAAAAAATTTAATTTGGTTATATGGCCAGAATCGTTGAAATACAAAGATATTAATGATATGATAATTGCAGGAATGTCATCAACAAAGGTTTCAAGTCTTATACATAGTAGTACATATTGCGGATTAGAAGCACATCAACACATCAACAACTGGAAAAGGATTTAAATGGTCTCGAAAGATAATTTATCAGTAACTAAGCGTAACGGTCGAGGCAAAGAGTCCTTAAATATAGAAAAGATACATTCAATGGTTGGGTTTGCAACTGAAGGAATTACAGGTGTTAGTGCCTCTCATGTAGAAATGAATAGTGGTATACAATTCTTTGATGGTATCAACACAGAAGATATACAACAGATATTAATTAAGTCAGCAAATGATTTAATCAGCTTAGAAAATCCTAATTATCAATATGTCGCAGCAAGATTACTATTGTTTTCTTTACGAAAGAATTTATTTCATAGACTATGGGAACACCCTAGTTTTTTAGAACATATCAAATCATGTATCAAGTTAGAAATGTATGATAAAGATATTCTAGTTAATTACACAGAAGCAGAGATTGAAAAACTTAATGGTATTATAGACCATGAAAGAGATTATAATTTTACTTATGCAGGATTAAGACAAGTAATGGATAAGTATCTAGTACAAGACAGAAGTAATGGTGATATTTTTGAAACACCACAATTTATGTATATGATGATTGCAGCAACATTGTTTGCTAAATATCCAAAAGAAAATAGATTGACCTATGTTAAAAAATATTACGAAGCTGTTAGTAAATTTAAAATCAATATCCCTACACCTGTTATGGCAGGAGTTAGAACACCATTAAGACAGTTTGCTAGTTGTGTGCTTGTTGATAGTGATGATACTCTTGAAAGTATCTTTAGTTCTGATATGGCTATTGGTCGCTATGTTGCCCAAAGAGCAGGTATCGGAATCAATGCAGGTAGAATTAGAGGTATCAACTCGAAAATACGAGGTGGTGAAATACAACACACCGGCGTCATACCGTTTCTCAAAAAGTTTGAGTCAACAGTTAGATGCTGTACACAAAACGGAGTTAGAGGGGGATCAGCAACAGTACATTTTCCTATTTGGCACCAAGAAATAGAAGATATATTAGTTTTAAAAAACAATAAAGGTTCTGAAGATAACAGAGTACGAAAGTTAGATTACTCTATACAGTTATCTAAAATATTTTATGAGCGTTTTATAAGAGATGAAGAAATTACATTATTCTCTCCTAACAATGTACCAGGGTTATACGAAGCATTTGGGTTGCCTGAATTTGATGATTTGTATGTGAAGTATGAAAACAATAAAAAGATATCAAGTACAAAAGTAAGAGCACAAGTATTGTTTATGGATTTATTAAAAGAAAGAGCAGAAACTGGTCGCATATATATTATGAATATTGACCATTGTAATACACATAGCTCTTTTAAAGACAAAGTTTATATGTCAAATCTATGCCAAGAGATTACATTACCAACAAAACCTGTACAACACATTGATGACCCAGAAGGTGAGATTGCATTATGTATTTTATCTGCTATCAATCTAGGGTTGATAAAAGAAAAAGATGAACTAGAAGATTTATGTGATTTATCAGTACGAGCATTAGATGAGATTATAGACTATCAAGAATATCCAGTAGAAGCAGCAAAGAAATCTACTGAAGCAAGAAGAAGTTTAGGCATTGGTTATATAGGTCTTGCTCATTATCTTGCAAAGAACAAAGTTAAATATAGTGATAAAGAAGCACTTGTATTAGTTGATGAGATTACAGAGGCATTTCAATACTATCTATTGAAAGCAAGTAACAATCTAGCGAAAGAAAAAGGCAAGTGCGATTACTTTCACAAAACAAAATATGCTGATGGGATACTTCCTATTGATACATATAAGAAAGATTTAGACAGCATTATTAAGAGGAAATTAAGTTATGATTGGAATAATCTACGAACAGATATTAAAACTTTCGGGCTCAGACACAGTACCCTTTCGGCTCAGATGCCGTCAGAAAGTAGCTCAGTTGTATCAAATGCAACGAACGGTGTTGAACCGCCTAGGGATTACCTATCTGTTAAGAAAAGTAAAAAAGGAACACTCAAACAAATAGTTCCTGATTACAATAGACTAAAGAATTTCTATACACTATTATGGGATATGCCTAGTAACGAAGGATATATTAATGTGATAGCTGTAATGCAAAAGTATTTTGACCAAGCA